GTCATAAGCTCAGACGAGCAGACAAGAATCGTATACAGGGTAAAATTCAAATACACGAGTTCCTAAAGGTCAGAGAGAATGGTAGACCAAAACTGCAAATATTTAATACTTGCCCAAATCTAATACGAGAACTCCAGAGTATACCATTATCGAAGACCAACCCTGAAGACGTGGATACTCATGCTTCAGACCACGCATACGATGCGTTAAGATATATGATAATGAGCAGACCAAGAATGGAAAGCCCATTAGAAAGAATGAGAAATCTGAAGCGAGAAATATATGCTCCTTCAGATTCTACATTTGGATACTAGGAACGAATGGCAGATAACGAGAACACATTTTTAAACGCTGACAACCTTTACGAAGAAGTAGAAGGTGAAGCGGGTAAAAACCTTGCACTAGAGTTTGGTCAAAAAGAAAATCTTGTAGGTATCATCCAGTCAAGATTTTACCAAGCTGAAGATGCAAGAAACTCTGACGAAAGACGTTGGCTTAGAGCTTACGAAAACTACAGAGGGCTATACAACAAATCAATTAAGTTTAGAGATTCAGAAAAATCTAGAATCTTTGTAAAGATAACTAAGACTAAAGTACTTGCTGCCTTTGGACAATTAGTTGATGTTATCTTTGGAACAGGTAAGTTTCCAATTGGTATTCAAGAAACAAGAATACCTGAAGGTGAGTTTGGACAAGCTCATTTAGACCAAGGACAATTAGGACTTGAAACTCCAATGGGCGGTATGGAAATACCCGATGACATTGGAAACAGAATTGACAATCCTTACGATGTTGGTTACGAGGGTGACGGAAGAGTACTAAGACCCGGTGCTACCTTTAACAGAGGATTGTTTGAAGATTCATTAGAACAAAAAGCTGAACAGGCTGGAATGCTTCAAGAAGGATTCAGTCCTGACCCACAAAAATTAGAACTATCTCCAGCTCAACGTGCAGCAAGAAGAATGGAAAAACTTATCCATGACCAAATAGAAGAGTCACACGGGTCATCAGAAATACGTAATGCTTTATTAGAAGCATCACTACTTGGTACAGGGATTGTCAAAGGTCCTTTTAATTTTAATAAAAAGTTAAACAAGTGGGATACAGACGAAGAAGGTAATAGAACGTATAAGCCTTTAGAAGTTAGAGTACCAAGAATAGAATTTGTAAGCTGTTGGGATTTTTATCCAGACCCATCAGCTACTAGCATTGAAGAATGCGAATTTGTAATTCATCGTCATAAGATGAATAAAAGCCAATTAAGGCAATTAAGAAATATGCCTTACTTTGACGAAGATGCTATTCGTGAATGTTTGACCGAAGGTCCAAACTACGAAGAGAAAGATTTTGAATCTCAACTACGTGATGATGCAAGAGTTGATGAATACGAAAGCAACTTTGAAGTTATTGAGTACTGGGGTATCATGGACGCTGAGTACGCTAGAGAAGTTGGTATTGACCTTGACGAAGACATTGATGATTTAGATGAAGTACAAATCAATGCATGGATATGTGGTAATAAACTTCTTAGAGCAGTAGTGAATCCATTTACTCCTTACAGAATACCTTACCACGCTTTCCCATACGAGAAGAATCCATATAACTTCTTCGGTATTGGAGTAGCTGAGAACATGGATGATTCACAGCAGATTATGAACGGTCATGCAAGAATGGCTGTAGATAATTTAGCTATGGCTGGTTCGCTAGTATTTGATGTAGACGAATCAGCATTAGTGGGTGGACAGTCTATGGAAATCTATCCCGGCAAAATCTTTAGAAGACAAGCTGGGATGCCCGGACAAGCTATACACGGGTTAAAGTTTCCAAACACTGCACCTGAGAATATGATGATGTTTGACAAGTTTAGACAACTTGCAGACGAACAAACCGGCATACCATCCTATTCACATGGTCAGACTGGTGTTCAAAGTATGACAAGGACTGCTTCTGGTATGTCCATGTTACTTGGAGCATCTAGTCTTAACATTAAAACAGTTGTTAAAAACCTTGACGACTTTTTACTGAGACCAATGGGAGAGTCATTCTTTCAATGGAACATGCAGTTCTTTGAAGGTGACTTAGATGTTAAAGGCGATTTAGAAGTCAAAGCTACAGGTACGAATAGCTTGATGCAGAAAGAAGTTAGGTCACAAAGACTTACGATGTTCTTACAAACTGCACAAAGTCCAGCTATTGCACCGTTTGTTAAGATTTCTAAACTCGTTAGTGAACTTGCCTACAGCTTAGACTTAGACCCTGATGAAATACTCAACGACCCTGAAGAAGCTGCAATGATGGCACAAATTATAGGAATGCAAAATGTTGGACAAACAACTGGCGAAACGCCTGAATCTCTTGGTGGGCAACAAGGAGCTATGGGAAGCCTTGCAGGAGTACCTGCACAGCCTCAAGACCTTGGACCTACAGGCACTGGCGGTGGCAACATCGGAATCGGAAATGTTCCGGTTGCAGGGGAGAGTGAATTCTCTGGTACGCCTAGAGCAGTTGCCGGGTAAAGTTAAAGAGGCACTGACTAGAAAGGAAGAAGAATAATGAGCATGTTACAAGACGATAGTAAAAAATATCCAAACGAAGGACTGGAAGCTTTAGCGAAAGAAGTTCCAGAGGTTGTAAAAAGAATGGGATACAGAGATGGAGAATCCGTTGTTGAATCTTTAAATTCAAATCCTAGAGTTGTATTAAATGGTTTGGAAGTTGCTATTCAATCTAAAATGCTAGATTTACAAGATGCTCAAAAAAATAAAGATGTTGGACAAGTGGAATCAATTAGCCAAGAAATTAATGACCTTGATAGACAACGTATTTTAATTAAAAATGAATTAGCTGAAGAGAGACCCGGAATGTATAAAGGTGGGTCAATGGATGCATCAATGGACGAAAGAAACACTTGGCAAGAAGGCGGTGACGTAGACGAACAAATGTCAGAGCTTATGGGTCCAACACACACAATGCCGGATGGAACTGTTATGCCCGGTGCTACTCATGGTGAATCAGAAATGGAACCTGATGATGTCATGGAAGATAACTATTTAGATTTTATAATTGACGAAGCATTAAGTGAAGAAGAAGAAGATATGCTTATGTCAAAACTTGAACAAGATGAAGAACTCTCTATGCTATTTGATAAAGTTATAGAAGTCGCATCAGAATTTGCTGGTTCTGGACCTGTTGAAGGACCCGGAACCGGAGTCTCTGACAGCATACCCGCAAGGTTATCTGATGGAGAATTTGTCTTTACTGCTAAAGCTGTAGAAGAAATCGGAGCCGATAACTTAATGGCGATGATGAAAGATGCTGAAGCTAGAGCAGACGAAAGACAGCCAGTACAGACTGGTGGTTTAATGCAACAAGATGAAGAAGCATACCAACCTACAGCAGCTCCAATGACTGAACAAGTTATTAGAGTTGAAAGAGGACCACAATCCGAAACGGTTGGTGTAGCTGGTTCAATGCTTGACCCTCAACGTGGAGAGGAAACTAATCCTCTATACGAAGAGATGGCATTTAAAAGACCACCGGTTCATGGAGCTGGTTACTAAAAGGCGATAAGGCTACCCAAGACGTCATAGGCACCTTATCATATTATAAACCGAAAGGCTACCTTTACAAGACAAGCCCTGCAAGTGCACACGCAGCTACCTTGTTAAACGAAGCCCTGAGTAGGAGAAAAAGAATATGACTACTGAAGTACAACAAGAGGAACATGCCAATCCTTACAACCAAAATAAATCATGGCATACAGACGTTGAAGAAAACTTTGACACAGCAGACGGAATGTTTTTTGAAAAGCCTAAAGCTAAATCAAAGAAAGAAGCAACCGATGAAGAACCTGTAGAACAGGAAACTTCTAGGGATGAACCTTATAAAAGACCTGACTACAAGAAACGTTACGATGACTTGAAAAAGCATTATGACTCTAAGCTAAACGAGTTTAAAGCTAGAGAACAAGAGCTACTAGATGAGGCTACTAAAAATAGACAAACCTACAAAGCTCCTAAGTCTGCTGAAGAACTTGAACAATTTAGACGAGAGTATCCTGATGTTTACGAAGTTGTAGAAACTGTTTCTCACCTTCAAGCCGAAGAGAAATCTAAGGAACTGAAAGAGAAACTAGAAAGACTACAAGAACGTGAGAAAGAGTTAATTCGTAAGGATGCTGAAAAGCGATTGATGGATAGACATCCTGATTTTGAAGATATCAGAAACAGTGACGACTTCCATAGCTGGGCAAAAGAACAGCCTAAGTCTATTCAAGATTGGATATACTCAAATGCTGATGATGCTGACCTAGCTGCAAGAGCTTTAGATTTATTTAAACGTGATATTGGTATGGACGTTGCACCGAAGAAGTCAAATTCTAAGCAGTCTAATAAATCTGCTGCTGATATGGTCTCAACCAAAACAACTGCGGTTGAACCTAAACAGGATAAGATTTGGACTGAAAAGGAGATTGCAAGAATGTCAATGGACGAGTTTGACAAGTTTGAAAAAGAAATTAGTCAGGCTATGGTCGAAGGACGTATTCGCAAATAATTATTAATTTTAAACTATAGGAGAATGTATCATGGCTCAATATTTTGAACCTGCAACCGATACCGATGCTAACTTTGCAAACTCCGTAAGTGGACAAGCTAATAGTTTCTTCCTACCTTCGATTTATTCTAAAAAGGTTTTAAACTTCTTTAGAAAGTCTTCGGTTGTAGAAGCTATTACTAACACCGACTATGCCGGTGAAATCTCAGCTTACGGAGACTCAGTTAAAATCATTAAAGAACCCGTTATTTCTGTGTATGACTACACAAGAGGTAGCGATACAACTTCAACTAAACTAACAGACCAAGAACTTACTTTGGTTGTTGACAGTGCAAAAGCTTTCAAATTCATCGTTGATGATATTGAAACTAAAATGTCACATGTGAACTTCAAAGAAGTAGCTTCTTCATCTGCTGCTTATGCATTAAAAGATTCTTTTGATGCTGCTGTTATCGCTAACATGTTTAGTGGTTTGTCAACATCTTCACCTGACCATACATTAGGTGCTGATAGTGCAACTGCTTTAGGTGCTAACGTATTTGACGGAGCTGGTGCTGTTGATTTAGGCACATCTGGTGAAACTGACCCACTAGACCTTATGGCTAGAATGGCTAGACTTTTAGACGAGCAAAACGTTCCTGAAGAAGGAAGATGGTTTGTAGCTGGTCCAGATTTCTATGAGCAACTTTCTCAGTCTGGTTCTAAACTATTGTCTGTTGACTACAACGCTGGTCAAGGCTCAATTAGAAACGGTCTAGTATCAAGTGGAAAACTAAGAGGTTTCAGCATGTACAAATCTAATAACATTGCTGCTACTTCTAATGCTACTGGTAAATGTCTAGCAGGACACATATCATCTACTGCTACTGCTCAAACTATCATCTCAACTGAAGTCCTTAGAGACCCAAGTTCTTTCGGTGATATCGTTAGAGGATTGCATGTATATGGTTCTAAAGTCCTTAGAGACGAAGCCTTAGTAGGTGCTTTCTACTTAATCGACTAATTGTTGATAACTCGGGGGGTCTTCGGACTCCCCACTTTTTAAAAGGAAGAAATTATGAAATACGGAAGAAAAAAAATGATGGGCGGTGGCTACAAGAAAAAAATGATGGGTTACTCAATGGGTGGTGAAGTCGAGAAAGTCGATGGAATTACTGATGGTAACAAAGCTGCTAGACGTGAGCTTATGAAAGGTGGACAAGTTCATTATGCTCATGGAGAAATGCCTAAAGCTAAAGCTAACTAAGAGATTTTTTAAATGGCTACAACATATCTTGATATAACTAACGAAGTTCTAAGAGAACTCAATGAAATTCCATTGACAGCTGCAAACTTTGCAAGTGCTACAGGACTTCAACAGTTTGTCAAGGATGCAGTCAATAAATCTATATTTGACATTGCTAATGAGGAACCACAATTACCGTTCCTTTCAGCAGGTCTTAGTGGTGCTACTGACCCATTCTATGGTAACGTAACAGTAGCAACGGTAGCAGGTACAAGATGGTATCTGCTTAAAGCTGGTAGTTCAAGTCTAGCAGACGATTATGGTTCTATAGACTGGGATGATTTTTATCTCACCACGATTAATGTTAGTGGTGAAACAGCACCGTATGTCTCTAAAGGTTTAAAGTTTATCAATCACGAAGATTGGAAAAGATATTACAGAGACAGCGAGAATGCTGACGATGCTGATACACAGGCTTATGGTGAGCCAATACGAGTTATTAAATCACCTGACTCAAGGAAGTTTGGCTTAAGCCCAATTCCTGATAAAGTTTATAATGTGCATTTTTATGCATTTACTAAGCCAACAAAGCTTAGTGCTTACACGGACACCATAGTGTTCCCCGAACAATATAGTAACGTTATCACATCACGAGTACGTTACTATGTGTGGCAGTTTAAAGAAAGCCCACAACAAGCTGCATTTGCTCTTGAAGACCATAAGAAGGCTATGAAACATATGAAGTCTAATCTTATGAATCCAACTCCAAGAGTTATGACAGACGATAGAAGATATTTTTAAATAATTTATGGCACGTTCACAACCGTTTACACTTGCATGTGAAGGTGGTCTAGTAACCGCTTCTAACCAATTAGATTTGTTACGTAGACCCGGAGTAGCAACAGAGCTTCAAAACTTTGAAGTGTCTATTAAAGGTGGATACAGACGTATCAGCGGTTATACTAAATTTGGTGAAGGTAGTGCTACACAGCCTACTGGAAGTGCAAGTACTATTTATGGTGCTAAACCTTATGCTGATGGTGTAGTAGTAGTTGGAGGTAATGGAATTTATTTTAGTCAAGATGGAATTACTTGGTTACAAATAAATAGAATTTCTTCTGTGGGTGGTGATAATTATACAACCTTTACAGGTCAAGCAGTTGCTACAAGAACTGGGCAAGGACAAGCTCAGTTTGCTTTGTTTGAAAGTGCTGGAATGGATTACGGTGAAATTTTTATAGCCGATGAATCCGAAGACATCTTTTCATTTAGAATGGAAGGAACAGGAGCTTTAAACACTAGAACATTTTATACAAAAGAAGTAGCCCCTAACGGAGCCAATGCAACAGTAAAATATATTACTTCACATGACCACCATCTTATTGCAGCTGGTGTAGAGGATAACGAGACTACCGTATACTACAGCGTACACAACGACCCTGATAACTTTAGCGGTGCTGGTGCAGGAGCTATTACTATTTCAGATACGATAGTAGGAATTAGAGGATTCCGTGCAGACTTGATAGTTTTTTGTGAGAATAGTATTCACAAGCTTGTCAACATTGACGATTCTCAAACCGTAGCTATTATATCAATTGCTGAAAACATTGGATGTTTATCAGGTCACAGCATTCAAGAAATTGGTGGTGACTTGGTATTCCTTGCACCGGATGGTATAAGAACCGTTGCAGGTACCGCAAGGATTGGTGACGTTGAGCTTGGTACCGTGTCAAAAGCTATACAGCCTATCTTGACATTGGTTGCTCAAAACATTAATGACTATACCATAACCAGTTTGGTGATGAGAGAGAAGTCACAATACAGATTATATTACAGTAATGTCAATGCAGTGCAAGGTGCACAAAGAGGAATTATAGGAACATTACGACCAAACGGATTTGAATGGTCAACAACAAGAGGATTAGAAGTAACAGGAATAGGTTCGGGATTCGATAGTACAGGTGTTGAAAAATATTATCACGGGAATAATACAGGTTATGTGTTTGTACATGATTCTGGCAATGATTTCGATGGCACTGCTATCTTGGCTAGGTACGCCACTCCCGACTTCGATTACGGAGATTTAGGAACGTTAAAAACTTTACACTATTTGAAAGTGTCGTTAGCAGCAGAAGGTTTGGTAACACCAGAAGTTCAAGTAAGGTTTGAATACAACAGCAGTACTATACCACAACCAACGAGTAATTATTTGTTAGGAACGGTTAATCCTTCATCGCTGTTTGGTAGTGCTGTATTTGGAACAAATGTATTTGGTGCAGCAGCTGCTCCGATGGTAAGGATACCTTTACAAGGAAGTGGGACAAGTAATAACTTTACTTTTATTACTAACGATACAAAAGCACCATACATTATAAACGGTTTATACATAGATTACATACCTTCAGGTAGGAGATAATTAAATGGCAGGATATATTAGACAAAGTTCATTCGTTGATGGCGATACCATTACCGCAGCTTTATTTAACGATGAATACAACCAACTTGTAAATGCTTTTAGCAATACAAACGGTCATAAACATGACGGTACAACCGCTGAAGGTCCAGTAATAGGATTAATTGGTGATGCAGGAGAAACTTCACCAAACAATAAAGTCCTTATAGATACTACAAATAACTACATAGAATTTTACATTGAAGTAGCTTCTGCTCCTGTCCAGCAGTTGTACATTGCCGATGGTGCTATCGTTCCTGTCACAGATAACGACATCGACTTAGGTACAAGCTCACTTGAGTTTAAGAATCTTTACCTAGATGGTATAGCTAAAATTGATACACTGACTGTTGATGAAGCTGCAACGATTGGAACTACACTAGGCGTTACAGGTGCAACTACATTAAGTTCTACATTGGCTGTAACAGGTGCTACAACTTTATCAAGCACTTTAGCAGTTACTGGAGCAACTACACTTAGCTCTACATTAGTTGTTACAGGTACATCAACACTTACTGGTAACGTCACCACCACAAACGACTTATCAGTAGGAGGTAATCTTACTGTTACTGGTAATGCTACAATCTCTGGAAACTTAACATTTGGTGATGCCGATACAGATACCATTACTATTGGAGCAGACGTTGCTTCAAACATTACACCGGATGTTGATGACACTTACGACTTAGGAACCTCTACAAAAGAATGGAGAAATCTCTATGTAGATGGTACAGCCAATATTGACAGCCTTGTAGCCGATACAGCTGATATCAATGCTGGTACTATTGATAACACTGTTATAGGTGGAACTACCGCAGTTGCTGGTAGCTTTACAACCGCTACAGCCACCACAGGTAACATTACAACTGTTAATGCTACTACTGTAGATACTACTAACATTGAAGTTACTAATTTAAAAGCTAAAGATGGAACTTCAGCAGGTTCAATAGCCGATACTACAGGCGTTGTAACATTAGCAAGTTCTGTATTAACTACAACAGATATTAATGGTGGTACGATTGATGGTGTTACTATCGGTGGTACTAGTGCAGGTGCTGTAACCTTTACAGACTTGTCAGATGGCACCATAACCATTACAGCTTTTGTCGATGAAGACAACATGGTATCAAACTCTGCAACGCTTGTACCGACTCAACAGTCTGTCAAAGCTTATGTAGATAGCCAAGTCACAGCACAAGATTTAGACTTTCAAGGTGATACCGGTGGTGCATTATCTATAGACTTAGATAGTGAGACATTGACTATTGCCGGTGGTACAGGTATTGATACTGTAGGAGCTACTAACACTTTAACAGTTGCTATAGACTCTACCGTTGCTACACTTACCGGTACCCAGACTTTAACAAATAAAACACTTACAAGCCCTGATGTTAATACTCCTGATATTGATGGAGGTACTATTGACGGTACTGTGATTGGTGGTACAACAACTGCTGCTGGTAGTTTTACAACTTTACAAGCTGATACAAGTTTAAATGTTGATGGTACAGTAACTTCTGATGGTTTGACTGTTGATGGTACAGATACAGAGGCAATTACAAGTCAACTTTTAAAAGTACGCAACAGCACTACAGGCGAAGCTGTAACTATTGGAATGTACGCCAAGGCTGATAATGGTGGCGATGGTAATACAGGTTCTATCACTTTTGATGCTGGTGCAGACGGCACATCAAGCAATAACAGTTTGCGTTTTTCTGCTGACCACCAAACAGATTTAAACCCTGCACTAAAAATAGATGGTAACAGAGACATCTCCTTCTACGAAGATACAGGCACAACCGCAAAACTATTTTGGGATGCAAGTGCTGAAAGTCTTGGGATTGGAACGAGTAGTCCTGCATCTTTACTAGAAATTTCAAGCGATACTACATTCCCAACTTTATCACTTACAGAAAGTGCTACAGGAACTTGGGTAGCAGGTGATGGGATTGGTAGTATTGATTTTAGAATTGATGATGCTTCTGTAACAGAATTTGTAAGAGCAAGAATTAAAGCAGTTTCTAATAATGCAGGAACTTATCCAAATGGAGATTTAACCTTTTCAACTGCTAGTGTAAATACGCTTACAGAAAGAATGCGTATCGATTCTTCAGGTAATGTTGGTATAGGTACTACAAGTCCTTCAAATACTTTATCAGTTGTTGGAGTTATAACTAGCGGAGATTTTACTTCAGTTGGAGCTGGTGGTACTCCAGCAGATTTAAATACCGCAGAAATTGGAAGAGGTTACATTAATTTAGCTAGAGATGATACTGCTTCTGTTAGACAACTAACTTTTGCAAAAAATGGAGCTGTTCATTCTTATTTTGAAACCACCACATCAGGTTTAAATATTGGTGGAGCTAATGTTGGTATAAATGTAACAAACCCATCCGCAACCTTAGATGTGAATGGAACTATCAAACTTGATGGTAATTATCCGACTGGTTCTAATAATGTTGCACTTGGTAATACTGCTTTAGATGATGGTTCTCTTAGCGGTAATAACAATACTGCTATTGGTAATGCTGCATTAACAGATAATACTAGTGGTGCAAACAATACTGCTCTTGGTCACAATTCATTAGCAAGGAATACGACAGGGGGTAATAATACAGCTTTAGGTTATGCTGCTTTAGATGCTGCAACAACTGCTAGTAGTAATACTGGAGTAGGATATCTTGCTCTTTCAGCAAACACTACAGGTGCTAATAATACAGGCGTGGGAGATAGGGTTTTAGACGCTAACACCACAGGCAGTAATAATATAGCTATTGGTCAGTTAGCTTTGTCAGCAAACACAACTGCAGATAACAACACAGCTATTGGAAAAAGTGCTTTATTGTTAAACACTACAGGTACTTCAAATGTAGCAGTTGGTTCTTTAGCCTTAGATGCTAACACTACAGCAGATAACAACACAGCTGTTGGTTACGCTGCACTTACAGATAACACTTCAGGTGCTCAGAATGTGGCTGTAGGTGCAAATGCACTTGATGCCAATACCACCGCAAACGCTAACACAGCAGTTGGTTATAACTCACTTGGAGCAAACACCACAGGTGCAAGTAATACATCAGTAGGTTATGCAGCTTTAGCAGCAAACACAACAGCAAATAATAACACAGCATTAGGTTATGCATCTTTGGATGACAATACTACTGGAAGTCAAAACACAGCTCTAGGTAGAGGTGCTTTATCAGCAAATACCACAGCTGATTACAATCTTGCAGCAGGATATAATGCCTTAAATGCAAACACCACAGGTAATTTGAATGTTGCTTTAGGTCCTTTAGCTTTAGAAACCAATACTATTGGAGATAGAAGTGTTGCGGTTGGTTATGCAACTTTAAGATATCAAGAACCCGCTACAAATGTTGATATGTATAATACTGCGGTTGGTTATGGCTCTATGGTTGTAAGCACAACTGGTACAAACAACACAGCCGTGGGTGGTTTAACTTTAGATGCTAATACAACTGGAAGCAATAATACCGCAATAGGTTACAGTTCACTTGGGTCAAACACCACAGGTACTGAAAACACAGCTTTGGGTCGCCTAGCATTAGGTGATAATACTACTGGAATTAGAAATACAGGTATCGGCTCACAAGCTTTAGATGCTAATATATCAGGAAACGATAATGTAGCTATTGGTTATGCTGCTTTATCAGCCAATACCACCGCTTCAAACAATGTCGCAGTCGGTAGGACAGCACTTGCAGTAAACACAACTGGTAATGAAAGTGTTGCAGTTGGTGCATATAGTTTAGCAGCAAATACTACAGGAGTTGCAAATGTTGCATTAGGTCACGGAACATTAACTGCTAATACGATAGCAAATAATAACACAGCAGTTGGTTATCAAGCACTTACAGCAAACACTACAGGTATTGAGAATGTGGCTGTTGGTAATACCGCTTTAGCAAGTAATACAACCGCTAGTTCTCTTACAGCAGTAGGAAATGGTGCTTTAACTAACAATACTACTGGTTCAGAGAATACAGCTTTAGGTAAATCAGCTTTACTTTTAAATGTAACTGGTAATTACAATACTGCTGTAGGTAAAGATGCACTTAGAGCTAATACCGCAAGTTACAACACCGCAGTTGGTATGGATGCACTTACAGCAAATACATCAGGTCAATTTAATTCTGCTTTTGGTAAAGATGCACTTGTAGCTGCCACTACTGCAAATAGTAATAATGCTTTTGGATATAATGCACTTGGAGCAAACACTACAGGTGCAGGTAATATTGCTGTTGGTGTTAATACTTTAGATGCCAACACCACAGGAAGCTTCAATGTAGCGGTTGGTAATAGTGCTTTAAGTGCTAATACCACAGCATCAAATAATGTAGCAGTTGGACATGGTGCATTGGAGGTAAACACTACAGGTACAGCTAATGTGGGAATAGGTTATAACTGTTTAGATGCTCTTACAACTGGTAGTAGTAATGTCGCCATAGGTTATGAGGCGGGAAGTGCATTAACAACTACAAGTGATAATGTTGCAATAGGAGAATTTGCTCTTGCACAAGGTACAACCGCAGGACAAAACACAATTGTTGGTAGGGCAGCAGGATATGAAATTAGTACAGGCGACAATAATGTTTTGATTGGTAGAGATGCAGGGCGTACAGCTTCTCCATCAGGCTCAATAACAACAGGTTCAAATAATATAGTTCTTGGCGATAATAATATTACCAACTCTTATATTAAAGTAGATTGGACTGTAACCTCAGATAAACGAGATAAAACAGATATAGAGCCATTAACAATGGGATTACAATTTGTTAATCAATTAACTCCTGTTACTTATAGATGGGATATGCGGTCAGATTACTCTGATGATTTAAGCATTACACCTGACGGAACTCATAAAAAATCACAACTACATGGTGGCTTATTAGCTCAAGATGTTGAACAACTCGAAAGAGAATACGGATATAAAGCAGAAGATGAAACAGCTATACTTACCGATATAAATAATGATGGTAATTATGGATTAACTTATTCAAAATTTATACCTGTATTAATAAACGCTGTTAAAGAATTATCAGCACAAGTAGAAGAACTTAAATCTAAATTAGGAGAATAAAACATGGAAGAAAGAGATGTAACACAAATTCTATCAGCAGCAGATGATTCTGTTAGCTTGATAAATGGTGTAAACGATGGCTCTTGGAATGTAGAAGGCATGGAACAAAGCGATATCAACGATATGGTTCAGCGTAATGTTGACCATCTTGAAATCATTTTGGCTTATGAAGAAGTGGTAGCTGATTCAAGCGACAAATCTTCATATACCGATGCTGTTTCTACAGGCAACGCTTACATTACTGCAAATAGTTAATCATGGAACTGTCAGCGTATATCGTTTGGAACGTTTTTATAACGCTTGTTCTTGCTCCATTACTTTATAGTATTAGACAGAACAGCAATGAGATACAACGTATCGGTATACTGCTGAACAGGACCCGTGAAGAACTTGCAAAAGAATATGTAACTAAGCAAGAGCTTAAAGACGATTTTGAAATGCTTATGGAGCGTGTACAAAAAATCGATGAAAAGCTTGACAAATTGTTTGAAAGATAGTAAAATAGAGGTATAGACTATGCCATACAAGCGTGAAGGTCGAACAGTCTTTGTAAAGCGTGGTAAACGCTGGGTAAAGAAGGCTGAAGCTAAATCAGTTGAAAAAGCTGAAGGCATGTTACGTTTGTTACGTGGAATTAAACACGGTCTAAAGCCTAGGAAATCTAAAGAACATGGCGGTCCAGTCATAATGATAGTGCTAGGTGCACTTAAACGTAGGAAAGAAAAGAATGGCAAAAAAGAAAAGTAACAGAACTAGAGTAACTACTGGTGGGAGAGTTGACATGTCCAAAGGTGGACGTGTGGCTAAAGCTGTTGGAGGTAGAATGCCTCCTAAAGGTTTGAGACCAAACCCTGAAATAGACCCACCTAGAAATGTAGTTCCACCTAAAGGTCAAAGTATAGGCGATGGGTCTTTACCTGTTAGAAAGCCAAATGAGCCTAAACCAAAACCTGTGAAGCCAAGAAGACCTCAACCAGCACCAGCTCCTACACCCGGAGGCGGTGGAAGAGGACCGATAAGAGGTGATGAAGACCCAACAAGAGGAGCAGCACCAAGTCCAGCACCTGCACCTAGACCTGCACCGAGTCCTAGTGTTAAACCAAGTCCTACACCTGCTCCAGCTGAAGGAACACAAAGACCACCAATAGAAGCACCAAGACCCGGAGCAAATCAAGATAGGGTAACTATGCAGCCAAATCTTTTTGATTTCGATCCTAATGCTATTAGAGAAGCAGCTGCACAAGCTGGACAACAGGCTTATGATCAGTTTGGTAGACCACCAAGAATTGATCCTGAAACTGGTGAGATGATAGAGTTTCCATATACACCTACATTTACACCAGCACCAGCTCCGACACCTGCACCGACTCCAGCCCCAACACCAAGCCCTGAACAAGTAGAACAACAAAGACAAGAAGATGTTGCAAGACAAATGGCAGAGGCTGCTGCGAGAGGAGAAGTTCCAGAGGCTGCTGTTATTCCAGAAGCTGAAAGAGTCAGAGAAGATATAAGACAGCGTAGAACTGTTATGAGACCTACAGCAGAAGCACAAGCTTTTGAGGCTGGGGTAACTCCAGCAGAAAAAGTAACAACTGCACAAATGGTAGAACGTGGACAACTTCCTCCAAGCTTTCAACCAGCAGAATACGATGCTTTTGTTAGCGAACAAACAGCAGACGTACAAGCTGCATTAGGAGAACTATCACCTGAATCTATTGCAAAAGTAGATGAAATTAGAAAACTTTCAGGACCTGCAAAAGCTGCTGAAATATCACAGAAAGTTGCAAACGCTGCAAAGGCTGAAACAGTTGATGCAGTTATCTCAGCAGGAGCTTTTGTTCCTGAAGTAGATGGAGTAGCTGCACAGATTTCAGAAACTCCACAAGCCGAAGCACAGACTCGTGCTGCTTTAACAGGACAAGCTGCACCGGATGCACAAGCATCTCAGATAGTGGGTATGGTAGGTTACGATGCTGCTAAACAAAGAGCAGTTAAAGGCACCGCTGCTAAAGGTGCTGCTGCTGAAATGGTTGCACAAACCGCAGCATTACCACCAGAAATATCTGCTGCTATTGTTCAAGACCCAGCAACAGTAGAAGCACAAGTAGATACCGAGCCAGTAGAAGTACAAGCTGCAATTGCTGCATTACCTACAGAAGCTTTAGTATCTTCACAGATTGAAACATTATTAGGTGGGATGGAAGATGGAGAAATACCACTATGGGCTAGACCTGCGGTAGATGCTGTTAATCAAAACATGGCACAGCGAGGTTTAACTGCTTCAACAGTTGGTAGAGATGCATTGTTTAATGCTATCATTCAAACAGCTTTACCAATTGCACAAAGCAATGCAAGTGCATTACAGCAAAGAGCTACACAGAATCTTAGTAATCAACAACAAGCTAATTTACAACAAGCAAATCAACAACAACAATTAAGAATGCAGAACTTGGCAAACCGTCAAGAAGCTGCATCACAGACTGCACAGTTTGCTCAACAGATGGGTGTTATGCAGAGCCAGTTTGAGCAACAAGCTGTAATAACTACAGCAGAGCAACAGCAGCAAACAAGAATAGCTAACTTGCAAAATCAACAACAAGCAGCTGTTCTTAATGCTCAAAACCAACAGGCAATGAATGCTCAAAACTTAGGTAACGAGCAACAAGTAAATCTTGCAGAACTTCAAATAGAAGCTCAAGTACAAGGAGCTAACCAAGCTGCGGTTAATCAAGAACGTTTAGCCGAGATGCAAGTAGCTGCTGATTTCTTATCTAAGAATGCTGGATTTAAACAGCAAATGGACCTTGCTAATTTAAGCAATGAACAACAGATGAGACTTGCAAACTTGACAGCTCTTAATCAAGCTTCATCAGAAAATCTTAATGCTGCACAGCAAACTGAGTTAGCCAACCTTAATGCTCAGATGAATATCAATATTAAGAATGGTGAGTTAGCTCAACAAATGGGTTTAGCTCAACTTAATGTTGACCAACAAAGAGCTATGCAAAATGCTAACATGGTTGCTAACATGGATATGGCTAAGTTTACCAATGAGCAACAAGTTGAGTTAGCTAACAGTAAGTTTATGCAGACTGTAACATTGTCAAACTTTAACGCTGACCAACAAGCTATTATGCAAAATGCTACAGCTATGGCTCAGTTAGATTTAGCAACGCTTGACCAACGCACAAAACTTGCAGCACAGAATGCTCAAGCTTTTTTACAAATGGATATGACAAATCTTAGCAATGCTCAACAAGCAAACATGTTAAAAGCTCAACAAGAACAACAAAGAATATTATCAGCAGAAGCTGCAACCAATGCATCACGTCAGTTTAATGCTGCTAACGAACAACAGACTAATCAGTTTATGACAAGTCTTGCAGCTCAGATGAGTCAGTTCAATGCTTCACAAGCTAATGCAATTGACCAGTTTAATGCTACACAGGCTAATGCTGCTGCTGCTAGAGATGCACAAAGATTAGCAGACGTTGAAAAATTTAATGCACAATTAAATACGCAAGTTGATCAGTTTAATGCTAATCAAGATTTTGCAAGAAATCAATGGAACGCACAGAATAGAGCAGCTGTTGAAGCTTCTAATGTTCAGTGGAGAAGACAGGCTAATACTGCGAATACTGCAATGCAGAATCAAATTAATATGCAGAATGCTCAGAATGCTTTTGCCATGTCTCAAACAGCTATGTCATTTTTATGGCAAGAACTTAGAGATCAAGCAGATTATGATTTTAGAGCATCTGAAAATGAAAGAAACAGAATTGCACAACTTGTAAACACTGCACTAGCGAGTGACCCTTCAAGGTATGGTTCAAGTTTAAATGATATAAAAGGTCTGATAGGTTCTATAACAGGCGATATTATCGGAGGATAACGTGGGATTATTTAGTAAAATAGGAAAAGCTTTAAAAAAAGTTGTAAAGAAAGTAGGTAAAGGAATTAAAAAAGTAGTTAAAAAAGTTGGTAAAGTTGTAAAGAAAGTTACCAAAAGTAAACTATTTAAAGCTATTGCTACCATAGGAGCTATTGTGGTAACGGGAGGTGCAGCTCTTAGTGCCTTTACGGGAGGTGCAGCTTTGGCTGGTTCCGGTCCATTGGCAACTTTTGGAAACTGGATGATGACAAAAAGTGCTGCGATAACTGGTGGAACTTTATTTGGACAAGGTGCTACAGGATTAGCAAAACTTGGTAACACAGCTACACAATTAATATCAAAACCTTTTGAATATGTTGGTTCAGCTATTGGTAGTGGTGCTAGGGCAGTTACAGACTTTACTGGAATTACAACACCTACGCCTACGACTCCAGCTCCAGCAAGTACTACAGCATCTAAAGGTGGTTTTTGGCAAACAGGTACTGGTGAATTTATATCAGAAGTAGGAAAACAAGTTATTGGTGGAGTTGCTACGGGATATGCTACTCAAGAACTATTAGGTGGAGACCCTACTGGTGAAATGGCTGGATTAGCAGTAGAAGGAAGAAGTCCACTAGATCCTCTTGCAGTATATGCACCAACTACAACAATATCATTAAACGATGTTTATGGACAACTTGGTTATGGCACAGGAGATCCCGGATTCCAAGCATCAGCAGAATTATTTAGACAAGAAACACTAGGAGTAGCATAATGGCTAAAGATAGACGACCACCTAAACCTATCATATCTAAAAATGTTTCTGATGCATCAGCTGATATTTTACTAGATGCATTAGATGCAGGATTTGATATTGAAGAAATTGCACCAGAACGTGGTCCTAAAGTTAGAGGAGAAAGAAAGTTTAATCAAGAATCATTGGATGAACTTGTTGGTATGTCTGGAACAGGTGCATCTATTCCCGGTCAAAGTTTAACCAATAATCCTGACACGCCTTATCCTTGGGAAAAACCTGCTACTTTTTCTAATCCTAGAGAAGCTTTAAATGAAATTACTAAATTATTATTGCAGCCAGAAGCAATGAAAAATATTGTCAAAGCTTTAGCAAACGGAGCATCTGTTGGAGATTTAGCAAGTGCTGTGTTGTATGCTAAATTTTTTGAAGGAGAAATAAATCCTGATGTAATGTTGTTATTAATTGAGCCAACTATGTATTTAATGATGGCAATAGGTGAAGAAGCAAATATTAAATACAATATAGATAATGATGATTTAGATGAATTTGATGAAGATGAGGAAGATGTTCAAAATAAAATTAATGAATTTAAAACTGTTTTTGAACAAATAAAAAATTCACCATCTGTAAAAAATGTTAGTATGGATAATAATATATTACCACAAGAAATTATGGAGCAGGTAAAAGAAAAAAGTCCACAATTAAAAAGTTTATTAGATAAGGGAGCAGCGTAATGGCACAAGAAGATTATTTATCAGGTTCACAGTTTGGACAAGTTGCTGGAACTTTGTTATCTAGAAAAAAGAAAAATGAAAAAGATGAACTTTACAAAGCTTTACTATTGTCTGCTATAACCGAAAGCTTTGGACAATTACAAAAACAACAGAAACAAGATGTTGTAGATGCAGCAGCGGATGTCAAAGTAAGATATGCAGATATTTTTGAAAACAATAAAGAAGAATGGAACGGTGCTAGAGAAAACAGAGATCGTTTGAAAAAATATGACCAGTTAGGTGAATCTTATTTAAATCAAGAAGTTGCTAAACGTATTGATAGTAATCCAGAATTTTTTGATAATGATATTAGCTGGGGTAATAGAGCAAACTACGGTCCAGCGGAAAGAAAATTATTACAAGATGTATTTGATGCTGAAAAAAATAGATTAAAAGTTGAATTAGATCTTTTAAGAAAAGACCCTACTAATACTTATGAAACGTTTACAAAATATAATGAAGCTGCTAAAAATGAATACCTAGCTGCACTTGCTGCGGTAGAAGATGATCCAACTAAAAAAGGATTATTAAGATCAGCTTTTAATAGAATTTTTAGAACAAAACGAGATGAAGAAGGAAACTTAGTTTCAACAAATGCAGAGAAAATAGAGCTAATGGAGAATTTAAACAAAGCTCAAAAAGAAAGAAATGATTTTAGAAGTAAAATAAATACTGCAAAAACTTTATTAGATTTAAACTATGAGGCTGGTATTAACAATACTCAAGAACAGTTGTTAAATGGTGCTGCAATCAAATCTCAAAAAAGATTTAATTATGAGGACGTTCTACAGCAAAGAAATAATAATTTAAAAGTTTTACAAACTAAAGAAGGTAAAGTAAATAAAGACTTTTTTAACCTACCATTTAATATTGAAATTATTGATGCAAAAGAAACTATTTCAAATTTAAATACTATTCCTGAAAAAATAGAAGGTAATACGGTTTCAGTAAATATTAAAGCTGAACAATTTAAAAACATTAAAACATTAAGTAAAGAAGGAGAGGACACAATAGTCAATCCAATTTCATCTGATGTATTTCAAAATGCATTAGCTGTACAAATTTTATCTATGAATTATAATTTATTAAAAAATAATGAGCAGCCACTGGTAGGAGCAGAATCAATTCATGGAGCATTACAAATTTGGAGTGATGAAGGAAGATTTCTTAAGATGAACCAAATAGACACAGAAGGTTTTAAAATTTTAGGAAAGACGGTTCCTTATACAGCAGAGCAACTGTGGAATGAAGATGATATTTTATTTATACCCCCCGGCTCTGATTTTTTAATACGAGGAAAATCAACAAGTAGTGATGCTGCAAATGTTAATGCAGATAAAGGACAAGAAAAACCTGAAGAGGAAAATGATACTGAATTTAATCCAATTAAAATAGAAACTTGGGCAGAGAGTAATAAATTTACTTCATTAAACCCCATACAAAGACAAGAAACAATTAACGAATTAAAAAGAAACTATCCTGATGACGTTGAGAAAATTGATTTAATTTTTGAACCAATCTTACAAAATTTACAAATGCAAGAAAAGAAAAAAGTAAATCAAACATCACAAGATGTACAAATGCCACAGATGTCTCAAGACGATGTAGATGCATATATAGATGAACAACGTTCTAAGATAGCTTCACGTGGTATGGAAGAGGTCAAAGAACTATATAATACAAAACAAATGCAGTTCGATATGGAAAGACTCGAAAAACTTGCACAAGGATCTTCTTATGTTCGTGGTAAATCTGCTTTACTAAAAAAATATAATCTTGATCAAAATGCCACACCCGAAGAAATTGAAATAGTTTTAGCAACTTTAAAAGGTGAAGACGTTTCGTTATTAGCCAAACAATAAGGATACCACTGTGTCTGAAGTTTTAACTTACGGTTACTTTAATCGGAAAGAATCTCCTGAAGAACAGGAGAAACAGCCTATAATGCCAGAACCGGTTCAAGTTAAACCTGAATATTTACAGGAAGGTTATTTTAACAGAGATAAAGAAGTTGCTGTTACAGAAATTACTTCTCCTGCTTTTCCAGAACCAACTTTAAAAGAGCCATCAGAGCCTTTAAGTTTTGGCTATTTCAATCGTTCTAAAGAACCCCAAATATCTTTCGCTAGAGAGTTTGCTTATGGAGCAGCTCAAGAACCTACTGTGCTTGGAAGTTTATTTAGAATTGGAGAGGCTGTGGTAAGTTCAGCATTAGACGTAAATGAAACTTATGAAGAAGCACGAGCAAGAATCGAAGCAGAAAGACAAGAAAAAATATTTGAAGAATTTCCTGAGTTTAGAGGAAGAGAAGAAACTGCCGGTGTAACCGCAGGTAGAATGGGTTTGGCTTTAGCAGATCCAGCAACTTTTTTAATGCCTTGGGTAAAGATTGCAAAAGCTGGTAAAGTTGCTAGTATCGGAGCAGCAGGTGCGTTTGGTGCTGCTGATTTAGCTATACGTGATGAAGCACTATATGGTGAAGTAAGACCTGAAGTGGTTGCTTTGGGAGCAGGAGCTGGTATAGCTGGAGGTATTATTGGTGAAGCAGGTATATCTCTTTATAATAAAGTAATTAGAGAAAAAGTTCCGACACATAATAGTGTTGGTTCTAAAATTGATAAAGAAGTAAATATTCCAGCCCCTACAAAAATTTCAGATATTGAAATTAGTAATCCGGTAGCGTTAGAGCAAGTAGGGAAACAAACACTTTTAGAAACCCAAGAGTCTGTTAATAATGTAGGCTTTGTAAATTTACAAATTAGAAAAATTGAAGAACGTAAATTAGAAATACGTGAAGAAATTAAAAAAATAAATAATCAAACTTCTCGATTAAAACGTAAATCCTTAGATACAGATTTAAGTTGGGATATGGATTATAATACATATTCTAAACTATTTAATAATCCGTTAGAAGTTAAAAAGTTAAAAGCTGAAAGAACTAAATTAAATGATGATATTTATAAATTAAATACACAGCTTGAAAATATTTATACTAAAGAAATACCGGATAATTTATTAGATGTTTATCAAAAGAGCATGATTAATGCACAAAAAGGTGGTGTATTAAATGAAGGACTTGCTAGAGCTTTAACTCAAGAATTGACCAGACCATTGTTTGGTGGATTAATTGGTGGTGGTATTGGTGCAAGTTTTACCGAAGAAGATGAAGGTAATGGACGAATGATTACCTTTGCACTTATGGGTGCTACACTTGGTAAAGTTCAAAAAATTATTCAAAGTAAACCTTTTGAATTAATTCCTGTTAAAGCTAAGAATGCTGCTAACGAAGAATTTATTGCAGGATTTAAAAGATCTTGGTACAACACATTAAAAAGTTTTACAGCTGGTTCTCATATTCAAGATTTAATGGGTTGGTCTGATGAAGTAGCCAATAAGTTTGGTACACGAATGTATCAACCGTTTGGTGGTGGTATAGCCTTGGGTAAAACATCTCCTGTTAATCCAGTAGAAGTTGAGGCAATGAATCAATTAGCATATTGGAATAACAGAGCAGCGGATATGTTCAGTAAATACGATGATGATATTTTAATATTAGCTGGTAAGATAAGTAATAATAGGGGGTTGGTTTCTGAAAAACATTCATTTTTAACATCACAAGATAGATTACATCCACGCTATAACGAAGCAGAAAAATTATCTTTAGACATAGATAAGTATAATGAAGACTTTAAAAACTATATAAAAGCTAGAGGAATAGATTTTATTGAGCAAGATGTTTATGGATTAACTCAAATTTTAACATCAGAAGCTTCTGATATTGCAAATTATAAAACTAATATTAAAAGATTAAGCGAAGCATTTAGTTTACAAAACGATAATATTAAAAAAACACTTACGAAGGCTCAGTTAAAAGATAAAGATTTTATTAGACAAACATATCCTACATTAAATAAAGATAGTAGAAAATTAGCAGAGGGATATTTAGCAACTGCATCAAGAGTTAGAACCAATTCTATTTTTTCAGACAATGAAGATATACTATTTAAAACTAATAATAGTGCTGGAGAAAAATATAAAGACTTTGTTCCACGAGATGAAGATTTTATTTTACAAGCTGCAAAACATTTTGATAAAGATAGAACTTTATTTGATCAAGAAGCTAGGGCTTCAGTAGCAGATTTATTTGAAAGCAATCCATTGCTTACCACTCAAACATTACTAAAAAATAGCGTACATATTGCAGAATTTGCAAAACAATTTGGTGCACGAGGAGAATATATTAAACAAATATTTACAGATATAAATAAAAGATATTTGAGATTAGTAAATAATACCATAAGAAATCAAGACGATAAATATAAAACTGTAGAAGATTTATTTAATAATGTACCGGGTGTCAAAGCAGCAGCAACAGCGGAAAAGAAAAAAATTAAAGATTCTTTGGAAGCTTTTTTTGGTGTGTATCACATTGAAAGAATGCCAACAGGAGATGCAGCTAGAGCACTTGCAACATTTTTACAAACTGGATTAGCCACAACAAGACTAACATTTGTAGCTTTACCAAGTATGGGTGATTGGTTACAAACACTTTCAAACAGCGGTTATAAGGCTGCTGCAAAATCAGCACTAACACAAATACAAGCAAGACAAGGAAAAGTTGTTCCACTTTCAAAAGAAGGACTTGCATTAAATCAAAGAACAAAACAAGTTAAAGGTAGAGATGCTACTTATGTAGATAGGTTTTTAGGGAATAATATTCACGATAATGTTTTATCAAGAGAATTATCAGATGTATTATTAATAGGCGATACACTTGGTATGCGACAATACCAAAGAAGAATGACTGACTTTACTAGAAGATTTTTTGAAGCAGTACAGCTTGGTAGGGTTACAAGAATTGCTAGAAACTTTGCATACGATGCAGGTGTTTACCGAGCTATGGATATTGCAAACTTAGTAGGGCGTGGTAAGACTAAACAATTTTTAAAATCTGAACAAGCGTTATTGAAAGAAATGGATACGCTTGGTTTATCAAGAGAAAACTTTTTATATATTAGTCAATTTAAAACCATAGAAGATGCGTTACAAGACAATATGGCAAGATCATATTTAAAGAAAGCAGGAATTATGTCAGCCAACAGAGATGCAATTATTCCGTTGGTGGGTAATAGAAGATTATTTACTCAATCAAAAGATCCGTATGTAAAATTCTTAGGAAGTTTTATGTCATGGGCACAAGCTAAAACATCACAGACTAATGCGTTAATTGCAAGAGTTGAGCAAGGAGATGCTGCATTATTTTTAAGAATAGCAGCAGCGATACCAGTTTTTGCAAGTGTTAGAGAGGCTCAAGTAGCTTTATCACCTAATGAAAAATATAAAGAAGGTGTAAACGATGAAACATTATTGCAAAAAACTGGAGAAGCTTTATCCTATTCAGGATTAAATACTTATTTAATTGATAAGCTTAGAGGTATATTTAAATATTCAGACTATGGTTCTAGTGTAACTGAGCAGATTGCACCGGTGTTAGGCTACATGGAAGACATGGCAGAAATAGTTACAAAGCCAGATTTTGTTGCAGAGGATGATGAGACTCTGATGGAAGCATTTATGGAAGGTTTAGGTACAACTGTAAGAGAAGCTGCTGATGTAGTTCCTATATTAGAAGAAGTTGTTCCTAGAGTAGAAAATATTTTAGAAGAAGAAGAACCGCAAAATTCAATGCTTGGGTATGCAACAGGCGGTCTAATAGAAGGACCAGACGTACCATTCACAAAAGAAAACCCTGCCGATAGAGTTGACCCGTTTACTGGTGAACCTTACCAAGAGCAGATGAGTAGATTAGGATTTGAAGGCGGTGGTTTTCTAGGAAAAGGACAAGATATTTTACCAGAGGGGGTACCAACATTAGAAGAGCAAGGTTTAAAACCTGTTGCTCCTATTTTAGAATTTTTATCAGGACTTGGAATACTTAAAGGTGGTAAAGCTGTTAAAGAAATTGGTGAAGAAGTAATTGAAAAAGCTAGTGTACCTAAAACAGTTTATCATGGAAGTTTACCACGCTCTGAACAATTAACAGAAATAAAGAGTGCTAATTTTCAACTTGCAAATCCTAGTGAAAGATTACAAAGTGCAATTTTTACTACTAAAGCTAAACAAGATGCACTTAAATATGCTAGATATAATGAGAAAAATTTATTTAACATTGATACCTCTAATATATCTAAATTACAAAACTTATTAAAAATAGGACAAAATCAAGTATTAAACACAGCAAAACCAAAAGATAAATTACTTGTTAATTTAGACAAAAGAATAAATGAATTATCTAAAACACCTTCTTCATCCTCAGTATTAGGAGCAAATGACAAATTAAAAGCCAAACTACTTACAGATTTTAAAAATCAATTAGGTGAAGATAAATATGTTACAAGAGTGGGTCCAACTGTAAGAGAATTTTTGTTGGAAAACAATATTAAATTGTTAAGGACAAACCCAACTAATTTCGCTTTAAAAAATCAACCTGCTTCAGCAAGAAAGTTTGAAGATACTTATATATTATTAGATGAAAGTGTACCAATTAAATAGTAAAAAAATGAATAAAGAATTATGTAAAGCTGAAATCAAGAGACACGAAGGCGAAGTCTTAGCAATCTATGAAGATAGTCTTGGCTATAAAACTCTTGGTGTTGGACATCTATGTCAACCTAGTGACCCTGAATACGGATGGGAAATAGGTACACCTGTAAGTCAAGAAGTGGTAGACATGTACTATGAGGAAGACTTTGACAAGCATTACATGGAAGCTATCCACGTTATCGGTGGTGACCATGTTTTTCAAAACTTGCCAGAGCCTATTCAAAGAGTCATAGTTAATATGTGTTTTAATCTAGGTGGTTCAAGACTTTCAAAGTTTCGTAACATGATAGCAGCTTGTCAAAACCATGACTGGAAAGAAATGGCTAGACAAATGGAAGATAGTAAATGGTTTCATCAAGTAGGTAGACGTAGTAAAGAGCTACAAGCTATGGTTCTTGAGCAAGTCTAATGTTACTCTATACAGAGAAACAATTAGATGTAGCTTATCGTATTGATTGTAAAGCCCGTACAAAGTCTGGACTAGCTTGGATAAAGCGTGAAGAGTTTAGACCGGTGTATGAAGTATTGGTCGAGGCATTTATGATTGCATACAACGAAGACCATCCGTTGGCAGATGATGTTCCTGAATACTTATTAGATTCAGTAAATGATTTATTGGAAGGTACCATAACAACAGAGGAGTTGAAATGAAATTTGGAAATGTTTTAAAACAAGTAGTAGGTGCTGTAGCTCCAACACTTGGTACCGCTTTAGGCGGTCCTATGGGTGGTATGGCAGCTAACGTTATCTCTGAAGTGTTGGGTGTGCCTAATACACCTAAAGCAATTGAAAAGGCTGTACAAGAAGCTACACCTGAACAAATGCTAGAGCTTAAAAAAGCTGAACAAAACTTTGAACTACAAATGAAAGAGCTTGAAATCGATGTATTCAAGTTAGAAGTTCAAGATAAACAAGATGCACGTGGTAAGTTTAGTAAAGACTGGACAGCACGTATCATGGGGATTGCTACCCTTGGTGGATTCTTAGGTTATATATTCTTAGTAACCATTCAGCCACCGGAGCAAAACTCTGAAGCTCTTATCAACCTTGTACTTGGTTATCTTGGTGGTTTAGCATCAGCAGTTATTAGTTTTTACTTTGGAGCTTCTAACACACCGGATAAATGAACGAGTTCGTAAGCCTTATCAATGAAGTAGGCTTTCCCATTGCAGCAGCTCTAGGTTTAGGGCTTTTTATTTGGAAGCTTATCAATCGTATCATTGATGGTATGGAGACTAAATTAGAAACGTTAGATGATAAAGTGCAGACTGCATTAGATACTATGGAAGAAAGAGTATCTACAAAGTTAGACAGTCAGTACGGTATCATTGTTAGTTTGATTGATAGAGTTAGAGCTTTAGATAATCAAAGTATTAGACAAGATGTATTATTAAAAACTTTATTAGGCGTACCAAACTTAATAGACCTTGACAAACTTGCAAAAGCAGAAAGAGATGACCAAAGAAAAGATTGATTGGAACTTAGTAATCTGTAGTTTAATATTGGTATTCAGTATTGTCTTTACTATGTTTGTTAACGCAGACGAAATTACACATAAGTTTAAAAGCCCATCGTTTAATGGTATCAATACATCTAGTCATTATCTAACTATAGAGAACCAAGAGTTCAATAGGAAGGCAGCGATTAAAGCAGAGATAAAAGCTTACCAAGAAGAACTAGAAAGGGAAGCACAGAATACTACCCTTGCAAGATTTATAAGAAACTTAGAGTCACGTATCTACGCACAGCTCTCAAGACAATTAGTTGAGAACTTGTTTGGTGAAACCAAAAGTGAAAGTGGCTCTATAGAATTAGAAGGCAACACCATTGAATATAGTGTTGATGGTGACTACATAACATTAACGATAACGGATGCTGACGGAAATGAAACTATTATTACTTTGCCTATCGGTAGTTTCACTTTCTAGCTGTGTTGCTTGGCACTACGATGATTTATTAGATTCGGGTGGTGTCGCAGACATTAGACTAGAAGGAACATCCGTATTAGATTTACAATCAGAAACTTTAAAAACTTTACCAGCTGCAAAAACTAAGCCGGTTGTTGCAATTTACAAAGATAGTTTTCAAGACTTAACAGGTCAGCGTAAAAGTAACAGCCAGTTCGCATTGTTTAGTACAGCGATAAGCCAAGCTCCGGAAGCTTTGGTAATTCGTGCATTTAAACATGCAGCAGATGGTAAGTTTTTTCGGGTGGTTGAACGAGTAGGTTTAGATAGTCTAACTAAAGAACGACAGATTATCAGGTCAACTCGTGAAGACTTTGACGAGGAAGAAAAACTTCAACCATTACTTTTTGCAGGAGTATTGGTTCAAGGCGGTGTTATAAGTTATGACACCAATTTAAAGTCAGGCGGTAATGGTGCTAGATATTTAGGTGTAGGTGCCAGTCGTCAATACAGAGAGGATACTGTTACTATCTCTATGAGATTAGTATCTATCTCTACTGGGGAAGTATTGATGGAAGTATTGGTAGCTAAAACTATTTTATCTATCGGCATATCGCAGGACGTGTTCCGTTTTATTGAAGCAGGTTCAGAACTTGTAGAGATAGAAAGTGGAGCAGCACAAAACGAGAGTGTTTCTATAGCTTTGCAAAAAGCAATAGAGACTGGGGTATTACAAATAATTGAAACAGGAATAGAGAGGGGCTATTGGGAATATGAAACACCTTAAATTATTTTTATTATTACCGATGTTGACATGGGCTGATAATGAAATCTATATCAATCAATCTGGTACGACTGCGAACATAGACTTAGAACAGCTAGGTTCAGGTAACATCATTGGTGGATTGGATGCTATATCAGGTACTATGACACCATTGGACTTAGACGGAAGCAACCTAACGTTAGACATCAATCAGATTGGTGACTTCAACAAATTCTTAGGAGACATGTGGGCTGATACGCTGACAGGTTTTTTTGAGTTTGATGGAGACAGTAATACTTTTGATATTCAAGTTGACCCTACCAATACATACGGTGCAGACAGTGGTAACTTAAACGTAGATGTTACAGGTTCTTCTAACGACTTTACACTTAACGTAGCTACTAACGCTTTGGCAAGTACTTTAGACTTAGACTGGATTATTAATGGAGACAGTAACACATTTGATTTTGATATTGATTCAGATTCAGCTACTAACTACGTAGATGTAGACGGAGACAGCAACACTATAACCTTTGATGGCGATGGTTATGCTGATGGTTATTTTTATTTAGACCAAACCGGAAGTTCAAGAACATTTAACATACAACAACAGAGTACATTAGCAAGTGATTGGCTTAAGATTGAAAGTACTGGCTCTAATGGTACTATTTGTGTCATCCAAAATGACGGTGGCACAACTACAAGCTGCTGATATTGGTGAGATAACAGAGCTTAAAGGTGTAAGTCAAGTCATTCGTGATGATACTTACAACGCTGCTTTAGAGTTTGGTATAGAGAGTTACGATAACGTAAAGACTGCTAATGGTAGAGTAGGTATTACGTTTTTAGATGATAGTAAAGTTAGACTGACTGAACATTCACAACTTATTATAGATGAGTTTATCTTTGACCCCAACCCCTCGAAGTCTAAAATGGCATTGCAGTTTGCTAGTGGTACTGCAAGATTCATCACTGGCAAACTTGCATCCATTGACAAAGAGAATATATCTATAAAGACTCCTAGTGCCACGATAGGAATACGTGGTACAGACTTTACAGTTACAGTAGATGAACTTGGAAGAAGCTTAGTAATCTTGTTACCGGATGAGTTTGGTAACTCTAGTGGTGAGATAGTGGTTAGTACAGCTATAGGACAAGCAGTATTGAATCAGCCTTACCAAGCTACCAGTGTGTCAGTCTTTGAAAGTAAACCAAGTAAACCGGTTATACTTGACATTACGTTAGAACTTATCGACAACATGTTGATTGTACAACCACCGGAAGAAGTGGTTACAGAAACAGAAAACGTAACAGAACAAAGAACAAATTTACTTGATGTAGATTTTTTAGAGTTTGATGAACTCGAACAAGATTATCTAGCTGAAGATAATTTAGAATTTAGTGAGCTAGATATTAATTATCTTGATGTTAATTTCTTAGAAGATTTACTTAACATCATAGAAGAAGTAGACCAGTTGGAAACTGAACAACTTGGTCAAGTGTCAGAAACGAATATCAAAGGTACAGAGTTTGGCTTTGATAGTGAGACACAGATAAATACTTTTATAAACGATGGTACGCTAACCGTTCTTAGAAGTGTACAAGATACAGTACGACTAGAGATAGATAGTTCCGGTGCATACACTGTATTATTGGTACAAGACGGTAAGAGTACTCAGATACTTATTAACGGTGGTAATTCATCTACCATCACCATTAAACAGAGCAGCTAATGAAATGGGCAACACTTCTTATCGGCATCCTTACGCTACCCTTGTTGTTCAATGCTGTACCTTTAGAAATCCTACGACTTAAAACGTTTGACACGTTTGTCAAGACTCCAGAACCTACAGGATATTTTTCTATTCTTAATATCACAGAAGAAGATATAGATAAAGAAGGTGGTTATCCTTTACCACGTCAAACACTTGCCAAGATTCACAACACGTTACTAGAGAACGGTGCACTTGGCGTGGGTTGGGTTGTATTGTTCCCACATCCTGACAGACTTGGTGGAGATACAGAGTTTGCACAAGCTTTACAAAGTTCTCCAAGTGTCATAGCGATGCCTGAAGTTCCAAATAATTTGTATCCTGAAACACATGGAACTGTCATACTCGGAGAAGATGTCATACTTCCACAGGCACAAGGTTTCTTAAATAACATACCAATACTCAAGCAGTCAGCTACTCAAGGTGCAGTCTCTGTTCCTGTTGACGTTGATAATTTGGTTAGACAAATTCCTTTACTTCAACAAATTCCTGATGGGTGGGTAGCCTCATTCGGTACTCAAGTCTTAAAAATTTTAGGAGGTGGTTCAACGTATCAAATTAAAACAAATCTAAACGGTATTGAACAGATACGAGTACGTGGGCTACCTCCCATTGCTACAGATAGTCTTGGTCGTAAGTGGATATCTTGGGTAGACACACCTGAGACTACGTTACAAGAGCTTGATGTAGCGAATAAGTTTGTGTTTGTAGGTTTTACAGCCAAAGGAATTATGCAACAAGTTGCAACTCCAAAAGGTTTGTTAGAGCCTCACAAAATTCAAGCAGCACTAGCAGAAAGTATTCTGTTAGACACACCAAAAATACCTGACTATAGATTGTTTGTAGAGCTATTAATATTATGCCTCTCTGGTCTCGCTGTAGCTACTGTAATCAACGCTTTTGGTATTACGTGGGGATTGGTATTGGCAGGAGTTTCAATGGCTTCTGTGTCTTATGGTGGATATGCTTTAATTCAAGCAAATATTTTGATAGATGTTACATGGTCATTACTATCTATGTTACTTGTATCTACTCAGCAATTCTATTTAAACTTTAGAAAGCAATACAAACTTAGACAACAGATTAAGAAACAATTTGAACACTATCTTGACCCACGACAAGTCAAACAACTCCAGAAACATCCAGAGCTTTTGAAGTTAGGAGGAGTTCGTAGACGTTGTACACTTTTATTTACAGACGTTAGAGGCTTTACAAGTTTGTCAGAGCGTTTAGAGCCTGAACAAGTTACAGAGATTATGAACAAAGCATTGACGATTCAATCAGATGCTGTAAAGAAACACGGTGGAATGGTAGATAAATATATTGGCGATGCTATGATGGCTATCTTCAATGCACCCATAGACCAAGAAGAGCATGAAGAGAAAGCTGTGTTAGCTGCATTAGATATTATGCGTGGTATGAACGAAGCAGATATTGGAGTAACGATTGGTATAGGAGTCAACACCGGAGATGCGGTGGTAGGAAACATGGGAAGTGAGACTAGATTTGATTATACTGCGATAGGTGATGCAGTAAACCTTGCAGCTAGGTTAGAGAGTTCAACCAAAGAAGTTGGACAAGACTTAGTAATCGGGCGTGAGACTGCCAAGAATATTACATTACCTTTAGTAGAACTTGAGCCTATCTTTGTAAAGGGAAAAGAAAAACCTGTAAAAATATTTACAATAAACCTTGACAAATTGCTGTAGGGTATTATAATATTAGTATACAGTAGGGCTAAATGCATACTGTTACTTTAACTTGCTTTTATAAAGGAGTACAAAATGACAAGTAAAAATATATTAAACCTTAATGGTTTATTCACACCAACCTATGTAGGATTTGACAGACTTTTTGAAGAGATGTTGAAACTACAATCTCGTGGTAAATCAGTACCACAATACCCACCTTATAATCTTATTAAGGATGGAGAAACTTATACAATTGAAATGGCTATGGCAGGATTGACTGACCAAGATATTGATATTGTTCTTGAAGAAAGAGTGTTGACAATCTCTTATGATAAAACAGAAGAGACCCGTGAGAATTTAGTTCATCAAGGACTAGCTCAACGTTCTTTTAAAAAGAGTTTTAATCTAGCTGATGATATTGAAATTAAAAAGGCAACTCTAAAGAATGGATTACTTTCTGTAGTAATGGAAAGGATTATTCCTGATGAAAAGAAACCTGTAAAGATTAAGATATCTAAGTAAAGGTGTGGGGTAGTTAAACGCTACCCCAGCTTTAAAGCTTGTAACTCTCTTCTAAAGTAATCGTGTAGACCTGACATCTTATACTTACCTGAACGTAGGATAGCTTTGATTAAATCTCTTTCATCTATTTCAAAGATGTTATCTACTTCATTCTCAGGTAAGATACTAAACTCTGTAACGATTTTATTGTCTCTCGTTAGTAAGACTTTGAAGCTCACTAGATTTGCTTCACTGTTGTTGCTCATTATTCTTCTCCGCTTGTATCAAAAAACAACACTTTATCTTGTCTACCACGTAGACCAGCTTTCATATAAGACGTTGCCCTTCCTTCAAAGAAGTTTTGATGCTCCACACCCATGACTTCATCTATCCAACCAAGAGGGTTTTCTCTTTGGTCGTAATTAGTTTTTAATCCTAACTGTAATAATCTTCTGTCAGCTATGTATCTATTGTAAGCGTACATATCTTTCTTAGTTAATCCTTGTATGTCTCCCATTGCAAATACTAAGTCTAAGAACTTATCTTCAAGTTTAACCATTTCTCTACAAATTTGATACAGTTCTTTTTTAAAATCATCTGTCCAAATCTCTATGTTCTCTTTGATGAATTGTCTAAACAACTTAGTCATTGCTTCCACGTGCATAGATTCATCACGAATAGAATAGGTAACAATCTGACCCATACCTTTCATACGTCCAAAGCGTGGAAAGTTTAACAAGATTGCAAAGCTACTAAACAACTGTAGTCCTTCGGTAAAGGCTGAGTAAACTGCTAAAGTTTTTGCAATACTTTTCTTATCTCGTAATGTTGTTTTAATGTCGCTAATGTATTCATGCTTGTCGGACATTTCTTCGTACTCTGCAAAAGCTTTGTACTCTATCTCAGGCATACCGACTGTATCAAGTAGTAAGCTATAGGCATGTTGGTGAATTGATTCCATGTTAGCAAACGAAGCCATCATCATACGTGCTTCAGGCTTTTTAAATATTCTCATGTATCTGTCTATGTATCCGGAACCAACATCAACATCAGACTGAGTAAACAATCTAAATATTTGAGTCAATAGATTCTTCTCAGTATCTGATAGCTCTTGCCAGTCTTTAACATCTGTATGTAGTGGTACAGACTCCGGCATCCAGTGCATTTGGTTTTGTAATACATAGTAGTCAAACATCCATGCATCATCAAACGGTTTATAATATTCTCTTGTTCCTAATAGACTCATTCCTCTTCCTTATTATTTGGTAAATAAACATACACCTCTGCATTACAGTTAGGGCAGCTTAGATTTGTTTCAAGTAGATAACCTTCATCGACCTCTTCAATGTCGTGGTCTCCACCCCATATTAGTTTTGTGTTACAATGCCAACAGTTCATACTATCCCTCACAGGCAATGCATTCCACTTCATCAAGTTTGATACGTGGAACTTTTATATTAACGTTCTCTGCATTACGAGCAGCATTAGACCTGAAGTAATACAAAGACTTTAGTTTGTTTGCACCATACCAATGAACATCATTGACATACTGCATGTATTCATCATGCACTTCTTGTGGCTCTGTAGCTTTAGGAAGTGTGAAGAATAAATTAACTGATTGTGATTGACATATAAAGTCTTGTCTCTTATATGCATGTTCAACAATCCATATTTGATTTATCTCATTAGCGGTTTTAAATATTTCTTTTTCATCATCAGTTAAAATATCTAGATGCTGAACAGAACCATCCATTCCTGCAATGTCTTTCCAAAGATTCTCAAGCTCTTTACCTTTCAAACCTTTAGACTTAAGAAGCTTTTCTAAGTATCTGTTCTTGACTTGAAACGAACCCGAGAGAGTTTTGTGCGTATAAACGTTAGCACGATATGGCTCAATCGAAGGAGATGTGCCACCACAAATGATACTAGAAGAAGCATTAGGAGCAACAGCCAAAAGGTGAGCATTGCGAAGACCAGTACCACTAATGTCAGGAGCCTCACCACGTTCTTCAGCGAGTCTACGAGAAGCTGATAAGGCTCTGTCTTTAATATGTGAAAAAGCTTGATGGTTGAATCCCGTAGCGAAGATACCCTCAAAAGGGATATTATTTTTTTGAAGATAGGCGTGGAATCCCATTGCTCCAAGACCCACTGACCTTTCTCGATAAGCAGAGTAAGCAGCTTTCGTAAAGCCTTCTTTATCTTCTTTGATATGCTTGATAAATCTTTTGAAGTTTGCATTGTATTCTCCTAGCTGTGTGGTATCAATGGCATTATCAATAAAGTGTTGTAGCACATTGTCCAACATGGTTATTAAATCATCTATAAACTGTTCGTTCTTTGACCACTTGTCAAAGTGTTCTAAGTTTACAGAAGATAAACAACATACTGCTGTTCTCTCTTCATTGGTTGGTAGTGTAATCTCAGAACATAAATTACTTTGTTTGATTTCTAATCCTAAGTCTTTTTGTTTCTGTGGTAAAGCCTCATTACATTTATCAAGATTAACAATATAAGGCTCACCGGTTTCTGCTCTTGCTTGAATGATTTGAAACCATAAGTCACGAGCATTAATAACTTTAACAGCTTCGTGTGATTTAGGGTCAATCAATCTCCAGTCTGCGTCCTCTTGTACAGCTTTTAAAAATTCATTGTTAATGTTTACAGCGTTATGAAGATTAAGATTCTTTCTATGGATATCTCCACCTGATTCTTTTCGCATGTTGATAAACTCTTCTATCTCCGGATGCCATACATCCATATACGCAGCATACGAACCACGTCTTGTAGTGCCTTGATTAAAGGCAATCATCTGAGAATCTACAACGTGCATAAAGGGGATAGAGCCAGTAGATTTACTACCGTGAGTAGTAGATACACCGTTACTACGAACATCTCCCCAGTATCCACCAATACCTCCACCTGAACTCGCCAACCATATATTCTCATCATAGTGAGCAGATAAACCATGACGACTGTCAGGTACATAATTAAGAAAGCAGCTGATAGGAAGCCCACGACTGGTTCCTCCGTTACTAAGAATAGGAGTGCTGAACATAAACCAACAATCGGAGCTATAGTCATAAAGTCTCTGAGCAAGTTTAAAATCAGTGAGTCCTTTGTAGGTTGCTCCGAAGACGGATGCTCTTGCGAATGCTTCTTGGGCATGGGTTTCTCCTTTGTCAAAATATCTGTCTCGTAAAGTATCAAGACTAAACTTGTCCAGTTGTTTTTCTTTATTGTAATTTATTTTAATTCCTAAATATTCTTTAGGTCCAACTTTATCTTCTACCACTTACTATCTCCAGTACTGAAAAATCTTTTTGTATCATCGTGTATATGAAGCATTATTATAGCATAATGTAATATTTTTAGCAAGTCTTTTCTGTTCTTTCCTTCTTTATTACCATAACGTTTGGCATACTTCATAATGTTTCCAATACAGAATCCTTCTCCATGACCGGAGTCAATGATAACATCTGTTGCTTGGTATTTATCTGATGCATAATGTTGACTATAAGTCTCATCAATATACTGTTGTATCTCTTTGATTAACTTATCTTCATCAAACTTATATTTAATTTTCTTTCTCACTCTTCCAATCCTCCGGTAATGTTTCTTCACTATACCATGTAAAGTTGTTTGTCTCTGCCCATTCAGCATGTGTTCTTTTTGTTTTATCTTTTCGCATCTTAGCTCCCGGCATTGGAGAGTAAGGTTTTTGAAAAACAAATACTAGCTCATAGTTATCAGGTAATGCATCTCTTATGTGAATATATTTACTATACTCTGCATAATCCCAAAACCTACCTTTAGCTTCTAGTAAAATAATTTTACCGTTAAACTCTCTTACAAAGTCAGCTTCGTATTTATGTTTAACAACATACTCAATAGTATCCCAATGATGTTTCCAGTCCTTGAGAAAGTCTTGATGTAAATTATATTCCCATAAACTATCGTAGCCCTTTGGTGCTTTGACATCTTTAGGTCTAACCTTTCTTGGTTTACGTCTTGGCACTATACTTTAAAATCAGGATTCTTTTTTACCTGTTTGTAAAACCATCTTAAACTATAGGCACTTAACAAAAATTTATTATTAGCGAACACATGGGTTTGTTCAGGTAAAAATTCATGTAGATTATTTTTATTAATCTTAGAAGTATCTTCACCTTCCGGAACCATAGTTCTCAGCCAATCTATTAAGCGTTGTTCGCCTATTCTTCTTAGCTTCTTAGCTTTTTGTCCATTCATTAGTAACCTCTATAACTTTAGGTTCATTAGGTGTTTGAACCATGTATCTGAATCCATCAGAATATTTAAATACTCGTAAACCTTTACCCTCGTTTGAATCTTTATGACATTCAAACTTATGTCTGCAATACGTACACTCACGTGGTAGTTTCATATTGCCTGACTTACCATCAGGTATAGGATTATAACAAAGTTCCGGTGGTGTGTCAAGCTTTACAAGCTTTTTAATCTCAGTAATTCTTTTCTTAATGTTTGGTTTATCAAACTCGTCAGGTCTGTAAAGTGTTAGCTCACCTGACTCTTTATTAAGTGCTAAGAATCCACCGCTGTTTGTACCCTCTGCTGCTTCGTATCCTGCTAACTGAGCAAGATAACCAAACGTATCTTGTTCTGCCAGTGTACCATCTTTGAATTTCTTGAAGGCATAACTGGATGCAGTTTTAATATCAACAACTTCACCATCAATCACACAGTCCATGTGACCTTTGATGCCATTGACTTTAACTTCTTTCTGTTCGTTAGTTACTGTATGACCGGACAGTCTTATCAGAAACAAAACAATCTCCTCAAGCAAATGCCCGTAGAGAAATTTTATAAAGACATGAGCAGGTATGTTCTCTGCTTGAGTATCTTCTGCTCTTGTATCGAACCACAGTTGACGTGACTTCCTACCTATGTTAGACATACGTAGCTTCTCGTTACCACGTGGTTCAGGATGTGACCACTTATAGAGAATCTCTTTCATGGATTCTCCAAACTGTTCAATAGTGTCCTTGTCTAGGTCAATGTGTTCACCTTTTCCCAAGACACTAATCTTATTATATATATCTTTGACTAATGTGTCAATAGTCTTTTTAGATTTAGGCATACTTAATTCCTTTTTCTTCGTAAAGTTTTTTATAGAACTTTCCGACAGCTAGAATTTGGTCAGGTGTTGCAGCACTTTTTATAGAGTTAGCAAGTGCTGAGACAACAATAACATTGTCCATTAGGTATCCTTTGTTGTTATCTATTCTATCTATATTAGGTGAGTTGTACCAATCATCAGTACCATGTTTTAATTCTATACCAAGTATAGGGCAAACCTTTGGAAAATATAATTCTTTATTTAAGTCACAGGCTAATCCTTTTTTCTTTGCTCTACGTTTTGCTTCTCCAATCATATGATGTTTAGCATATGTAGGATTTTCTCTTCTGAATGCATTGTAACAATCTCTACAATCAGCCCTGAACCTACCGCCTTCTCTTGTTGGAAAGTTTTCTCTATTGATTTCTTTCTCAACGTTGCATCGTGTACAAACTTTAGTGTGTTTCACTCCAGTTCCTCCCTATCTTAAACTCTCCATCAAGCGGACATCTAAGATTAAAATGATTACCTGCATCAATAATACTTTGTACTGCTAGAGTACCAACCTTATTGGCTCGGCATTCGGTTACTTCTATTTGCCATTCATCATGGATGTTAGCAACAAACTTAAACGGTGTCATGCTAAGTTCTAAACGATTGGCAAGTATGACTAAAGCTTTCTTCATAACAATAGCACCTGCACCCTGTAACAAAGTGTTAAGTGCAGCATGATTGTTTCTTATGTAAAGCTTTCTTCCATCTAAACCTTTAAGGAATTTTTTATTTGCTGCTCTTTGAACTCTGTCTCTAAGAGATTTAAATGTAGGTTTACTATCGAAGAAATGTTCTCTAGCTCTCCTACCATCAGTCGTAGTTCCTCCAACCACTTTTCCAAGCTTTTCATCTCCTGCTCCGTACATGAGGGCATAGATGAATGTCTTCGCCTGATTTCTTGATTCAAGTTGTGCAGCTCTTTGATTAG